TCTGCTGCTGCTATATCTGCTCGGTAGCTGGAATCAAAGAGCTCTAACACTTCTTCCATGTTGGTATCACCAAACTTTTTGGCGAGTTCCATATCAGGGATACGTGTGTGGATGTATCTTTGTGTTGCTTCAATCGCAGACCGACGCAACCAGGGAAGAAGCACTTCTTCAGGTACTTCCAAATGGAAATCCTCTGGCAATTTCAAAGACTTCAGTAGCTTATTAGTAGACTTACCAAGAGTCCGACCCCTACCAGCCCTCTTCATCGAAGGGGAGGGTTTGCCAGGGGGAATGAAAGCACCCTCTTCATCCAAAGCCCGCATTGCGAACTCTTCAAAATTCTCTGGCAACCGCTTGAATGGTGTAGATAAGACACCATCGGTCCAAAGACTTACTAGCTCATCGATAATTCGTATCTGATTTCTGGTCAGCTTCCCAGTAAGTTTACGGATCTGTCCTTTCAGTGAATCGCCAATAGCAGACTCAAACCCCACACGATCATGGGTAATTTTCCGCACTTCATAGACTCGCATGATGTATGCGAATGGATCTACCTTTGTACTTTTACCCAACATCTCTTCAACAAGAGCAGCGACAGGTAGATAGAGTCTCTTTCTTAAAACTGTGGCAGCAGCTTCTACATCACGTATTGCAGAGGGAGGTATGTTGACCTTTGCTCTCTGGCCTCTACCCAAAGCGTCATACATCGCACCATCAAAATCCCTAAACGTCATGGGATGTTCTTTGCCTACCTCGATTACACGCTGGGTATAATCCGAGTAGATGTTTCTGATACGTCGATAGGCACCATTGGCTGCGGACTTCCAGATTTTTGTTCCAAGCTCTACGGACTCAGGAGTAATGTGACCTGTGAAGTTCCCATCTGTTTTGAGTTCAGTGGTAGAAAGATTGTGCATGATCGTTCTGAACAGATCTTTAGGACTACCTACTAACCTTCCAGATGGGTTGTTCAGGAAACGGGCAAGGTTCTCAATCCCAAAGGCGGAAGCCACTCGACCCAACTGGGAAACACTCCCCCATACCTCTGGATCTAAAGCGTCCTCAAAAGCTCGAGCTCGTTCCAATTCCTGACGTAGCGCCTGTAAAGACTTAACTACATCGTCAGCAAGATGCTCAGTGTCCCACATGTCCCTGAGCTTCTGAGTTCTCTGTTGACCCAAGCCCTTAATCACAGCGTCAGGATTTGCAGCGAGATACTTCCGAAGCCCTGTCACTGTAAAATCATCAATGCCGGCAGCTCTGAGAATCTCTTCAATTCGAGCTGCTGTCTTAGCCCCAATAAACGGAATCGACTCTAAAGCCTCGCCTGCTACTGGCGCCTGGCCGAGCATCTCACGTACAGAGTTCACATCATCTGTACGGTTTATAAGATCCACCGACTCAGCTTCCGCATTCAGCTCGTCAGCCAATCGTTGACCACCACTTAATTCTTCACTGATGCGGGCAGCTTCTACTTCTGCTCGGGCAAGTTCTCTTTCTGCCGTTTCATCAAACGGAATGCGGCGAAGAAGATCATCATAAGCCTGCCTGCTTAATTCACCCCAGCTTTCAATGGGCTCTGTTACCCATTGAGACGCATAACGGTTCGCTCGATTTTCGTAAGCAGCTCTGGTTTCGTCTGGTAACTGACGTTGAAGATGATGGAAAGACTCATGCAAAGATACCCAACGGAACCAATCATCTTCTGTATCGAAAGCATTTTCCGGCAAGGGGTCAACGCCTTCTACCTTTGGATCTGTCCATGCCTTTTCTTCAAAGCTCTTACTTAAATCATCTATGTCGTAATGGTAAACCGCAGCACCGGCATCATCCGAAACACCTCTAAAGTATTGTGCCGACGCAGTTGAAGTACGTCCCTCTTCTAAATGCTGACGCTGTGCAGGAGAGAGCCTAGATCGACCTTCCAAAGCGTCTCGGATACGACTTTCAATGTCTGCGATTTTCGCATCAGCTTCGCTAATGGGTGGGAGATCAGCCCCTATACGTTCCGGGTCTGGTAGGTCTTCCGCACGAGGAGGAGCACCCTCCACCTCAGGACCACCCTGTCTCAATTCTTCGATCTCTGCTTCTATTTCAATAAGCCTTGTCCGCTGTTCTTCAAGAGCCCGAGTGTCCAACTCAACTGCATCTTCCATCATTACAGGCTCAGATAATCGACGGCGCTCATCTTCTAAGGCTTCAAGCATTTCCTTTCGTTCGCCTTGGATGATGGTCTTACCTTCTGCTGCTGCACGAGCTTGTTCTTCCCTGGCTTCTTCAGCCGCTTGCAGCTCTCGTTCAAGTTCCTCGAGTTGTTTGTCTGCTTTCTCAATACGTTTGGCGATCTTTGATCGCCGACGCAACGTAACCAACTTGCGCTCTAATCGACGTATCGCTTCTACGGTTGCACCCGATCCGCGAGCTTCATCTAACTGGTCGATACTTCGCTGGATTTCACCGAGTTCTTCCAACTCCATATCTATCTGTGGTGCATCAGGATGATCGTCCGCAATATTCATTCGCTCATTACGAAGCTCGCGTATTCGCGTAACAAGTGGAGTATCAGCCAATAATGGACGACCCTCCAAACGAGCTCGTGCCTCTTCGGCAGTTTCACGTATATCGAAGCGGTCGGTTACTGTTTCTGGATAAAGCACCTCATTGGAATCAATGATAATTCGACCTTCAGCATCCCAAATACCCTGAACGTCTACCTTATTGTTTGTTGCTCTGCCTGTACCTATGTAGATTTGGTCTACTTCACGATCCGTTAGTTCTCTGTTCTCGAAGTAGGCTTTTCGCCTGGCGTGTGCCATCGCGACTCGAGTGTTTTGTGTCTCGACATAGAAGACACCACCTTTTCCCTGTCGATACATAGGAATAGAAGAGTCAATGTTTTGTGAGATAACATTGGAGCCTTTGCTTCGACCAATTTTTGTCAGCAAAGCACTACCACCACCAAGAAGACCTCCCAGGATGGTGCCGCCGGCAACACCATAAGCAGATTCGGTTAAGGTTCTTAGTTCACTCGTTGCCTGAAGCTGTGCTTCCTGCAAACCAATACCCAAAGCACCAGCACGAGCGGCTACAAAACTTCCCCTTGCAATTTGGGATACATTTTTAACTGCACCCAAGGGCAAGAGCGTTGTAGGCGACATCACCCCGGCCAATCCTTGTAACAAGAAAGCCGAACCACCCTCATTTGCAAGGCGCTCCCTCGCAGCACTTTCACGGTCAATTCGGTCATGTTTCTTTTGGGCCAACTCTGATGTGCGCACACCAAAAAGGAGAGCAGGGTTCTCCATAAAGTGAGGCCACTGTTCCATTTCTTCCTTGTTGGCAAACCACGGTTGGTGATCTTTACCCTTCGGTGAATCTTCTTCTCTATCTTCAAGAGCTACAATCGTAGATACAACTTCGTTCTCAGTTAAAAACGCATCAAAAACCTGGCGATCTAGCGAATGACCGTAACGAGTGATAGGCGCATCGGGGCGCCCCAACTCGGTCGTGTACACATCATATTCTTCAGGTGTAAGTGTGGGGCTCATTGTCCTTCCGGTACTTTCTTCAGTGTTTCAACAAGACCAGCCTCCGCGTCATAGATTTCTTGCGTAGGTTTATCAGGTGGTCTACCTGGGAATGCTCTCGGGTGGGCAGCATCACTAAACTCAGACACCCCCGTAAGTGGGTCTTGTCCATTTCTCAATCTCTTTCGGAAGATTTCCATACGAGTCATGTAATGCTTCTTGAAGGATTTTAGTTTCGCGTTCATCTCTTTCTTGACTGCGCTCTTTGTCTCGCCCTTTTCGATTGTGACTGCTTCGTTTGTCAGAGGGTCTTTGCCGTCCCTAATACGCTGCTGGTACTCCACATACAAACCGTCATATCGGGTCTTATATTTGTCTACAATTCTGGCACCAGTTTTAATCCAGTTCTCTCGCCTACCTCGACCTGAACCATCACGCATTTGAATGAAGTCAGCCTTCATCTCATTCAAAACGTCCTGCTCACCAAACGGACCCACTTGTTGCAACTCTTGGTTGTTTAGTTCGGCGCTCCTAGCCACAGCAGCGAGTTGATACCAACGCGGCTCTTGGTCAGGAGTCCAGTTCCAACTACCATTTTCTTCGATGTTGCTATGATGTCGCTCTGCCCAAATTCGAGCGTCCTCTTTTGTTCTAAATATGGGATGGTTTGCTATGCCGTTTTCTACAGCCATCTCCAGAATCTCTTTGGGACCAGAGAGGTATTCACCGTCTACCATAGATGGCAACAAAATATAGGCATCACCCGGATCTGTTCCCAAAACGCTATCTCGTCTATCCGGCTTAGTAAGCCGCGCAAAATCTCGCAGATGGAAAGTTTCGAGGACCACATTGCTTACAGTGGATCTTCCTTCTTCGTCTGTACCATGAACCATTGGATGATTCGTTTCAAAACCCGTCCACTCGCGGTTCAATAAACCTTCTGGTGGACCATTTTGGATAAGACTCCGAACATCGGAGTTGTATATTTCTTCGCCTTGGGCAGCCAAACGAGTTCCCATCTCGTCTTCCGCTGCCATGCGTTTAACAATCCAATCATACGAATCCAAAGCCGCCGCATGTAAACTAAGGGCAGCGCTTGTCTCGGGCCGCGCGGGTCTTTCGGTTATTGCTTGAACTGCAAAACGATAAACCGAGCTGTTTGCGACGGTTTGACCAATATCATTCAACGCCATTTTAGCCAATGGACCCATTGTTCCTTGAACAGTTATTCCAAGCTCGTTCATTCTTTCTTGACTAAAATCACCCAATTCGTTTCGACGAAGGGCCAGCCCTAGATGTTGAGCAATAACAGGGCTTCTTGGTATGGCAGGAACTACGTATATTGCGTCTGTATCTCTGGAAGTTCTCGCATCCCACATAGAACCATCTGGACGAACTAGCTTCACTTTGTAAGCTATCTCTTGGCTTGGAACTCCACCGCTAGTGTCACTTGCAACACTTCTATCTGTCTCAGCGTTCAACACAGCATTCAAAGGATTCCCCACGCCGGGCGGGCCTGGTCTGGTTAATTCCCTTGCACCGACATACGACGTTTCAAACTCACCAGTGGTATTGACGTTCCAACCACGATTCATTGCGATCCATATTTGGTCTTCACCTAGCTGGGGAACTCCAGATGCAGCAGCAGCTTGAGCCAATACATTCACAATGAAGGCATTCGGTTTACGTACATCCAGACCACTTACATCTGGCGTAAAAATAGTAGGTTCACCGTTCTGGTCATAAATCGTAAAAGTAAGATCTCTATCGTCTGGGTTTTGAGGGTTCACATTGTAATATTTGTTGAGTGCGTCGGTAAAAAACCCAATCGGGTGAAGTGGTGAAGCAGGAGGGGGCTGTTCGTCTGGTTCTATGCCACTGGTAAATGGGCGAAAAGCCATAAGCGCGTGGCTGAGGTTCATTGCAAGTGGAATCAGTTCGGGAACGCCACTAACATGGGCTGCCTCGATAAAATCATCACTGACAATCTGTTCAGCAGCAGCTTGATTATTGTGCGCCCATGAACCCACCTCGGTCTCATCACCAGGAATTACCATTCCGCTAGCTGTAACTCCTGCAATAGTAGGCAAGGTAATATGGGTTTCACTACCGGCACGGTGCATCGAACCCCACTGAAGACGTTCGGAAACCGGGTCCCAACCTAACCCACGGGCTTGGGCTTCAACCGCTACTTGCTGAAATGGAAGGCGAACACCTCGAGCTGCAAGCTCGGAAGCCATGTAGACCAACTCATTAAGAATCTCTGAAGGAACAAGGTCTATCATGTTCCTTCCAATGAACGGCCAACCCTTACCCTCTTGACTTCCGAGAGGGTTAAATCCCTTTTCGATAGGAATGCCTTGGGAGCTAATTTGACCAGTCATTCCCTTCCAAATAGACTTCATCAAACCATCACCTTTGATGGCTTCAAGCATCTGACTTTGGCCCCAGGTTATGTCTCGTGACACGTTATCAATCAAAGACTCACCGCTAAACCATTGTGATGGAGTTGCGTAAATCGCTCGCCAATCTTTCCCAGTTTTAGACTGATCAGGCGGGTTCTCTTTCTTATCACGCACATAGTCAAGAACATTCTTTGCTCTTACTTCAGGTGTGAAGTTGGGAGTCTGGTTAAAAACACTAAGCACCTCAGACAAATTTGCCCAACCTTCTGTGTCACCTTTGAAAGAACCGGAACCACTTTCAAGGGCATCATTAAGATTTTGTAATACTGCGGCTACTTCTAAAGGATCAGCACCTTCCTTATGAATTATATTCAGAATCCTGCTGGAAGTCGGTTTGGGTATCGCACCTGTACGGGTAAGAAAAGCTAGTCCTTCAGCTATCGCCAAATCATTTTGCATAGCTGCTGGAGATTTAGGTTGGCCTTCTACTACTTCGTCAGAAAGGTTTGCCTCAGCTCTTGCGCTTTCTTCTGCGCTAAGACCTGATGTTTGTCCTTGTTCGTACGCGAACGCAGCATCGGCGGCAGCTGCACTATTATCAGTACCATTTTCAAAACCAAGACGCTTCAAATCAGAATTGGCCGCACTGATATAGCCCTTAACTCTGCTTTGCAGAGCGTTTCTCAAAGTGGAGTTATCGGGGTATTGAAGAATCGCATCCGGTCCTTGTGATAGGACATCGATTAACTCGTTTGTAACGGTTCTCCAATCATCACCCGCAAGCACTTGCTGGTATTTGTTTAAGTGCGCCTTACTTCTCTGAGAGAGAACTACTTTTTTTGCGGTGCCTCTATCTTCTGATCTCGTCCGTTTAATGAACTGTGGATCATTCAAAAAGTCGATGGCTCCTTGAAACTCATCCAGGCTACCCGAAACACCTCTTTCCACCTTGTTGTACAAAATAGCAAGAGCACCCTGTTGTCGCAGTTGTAGGACCTTCGCACCCTCAGCACCCGGATCAGGCATACCAGTGTCTGTCGCCAGACCAGACTGCAACTTGCGCATGTTTCTTTCTAACGTGTCGAGATCATCCCAGCTATCTACTTTGTGCGATAGCTCGAGATACGTAGCTATCTGTTGGCCGGCGATAGCTGCCTGTTTCGCCCGAAGGTTCTCGTGTAATACAGTTTCATTTGCAAGAGTCAGCTGACCAAAATCAATGCGATACAACTCGGCATCTTCTGGGTCGTTAATCGTGGGATGAATCGACTGAAAGAGTTCATCACTCTGGGAGTTATAGGTGTCAAACATTTTGGTTGGGTCTGGTTCATTCAGTGCCGCTTGCTTTGCTCGACTAAGACCCTGAATTGTTTCCAACCTTGCACTACTAGCCTGGAGTTCTATTTGTCTTTGTTCTTCCCGCAAGTACCGCGCTTCGTTGTAGCGAGCTCTTTCTTGTTCACGACGCTCCTGACCAATTTCCATCCTGACATCTTGCTCAAGACTTGTTTGGCCCTGTTGTGCATCGCGGAGGGTTTGTTCTGCAGCATCTACACCAGGATCTTTCAAACGTGTAGGTGTACCCGTAAGGCTATGTTGAAGTATTCTCTGTGGGTTACTTTGAGGTCTTTCAGCCATCACGTATCATCCATTGTGGAAGTACCAGATAACGAGCCACTCCCACTACTCCGATAGACAGAAGTATCGCGCCTGTCGTCTACTGCTTGCTGTCTTTCGGCTATACCGGACATCCTCTCACTTTCCAGCATTTCGTATCTATCGCGAATCTCTCCATACCGGCGAGCATCTCCATAAAATCCCAAACCGGCTTCAAGTGCTTTTCCTAAACCCGCAGCTTCCGTTTGTGCTGCCAGAGCCTCTTCCCGATAACCAGAACGTCCTATACCAAGACCTTCCATATAAGCAGACCACGAAGCAACATCAAAAGCAGAACCTTTACCTACTGCAAAACCGCTAGAAGACATTGCTGCGACTCCTGCCGAAAGGAGTTGTCTCGCCTGGATGCTTCTAATAAATCTGTTTTCTGTTGCTATTGCACGTTGACGAGCGGCAGATGCGTTTGCTGTTTTCAGAGCATTTACACCAATTCCAATGCGACTCACCATTCCAGTCAACATTAAAGTGGTACTCGGACCCGACACATCAAACGGACCATCCATTCTTCCCATTACTCTACCCTCACCATAAGACGTCGTTTGTCTTTCATGCGACGGAACTCAAATCCAAGAGATTCTGAATACGCCTGGGCTTCTGGGTCTTCTGGGTCTACATCCATCTGGATTTCTTTGATGTCCTCAATCGAACATCTGTAATCGATAGCTTTCCGACTGTCTCGCACAAACAAAAACGGGCGCTCCTTTGCGCGGACATCCACACACGCAAAGGCTTCTTTCACACCCTCAGCAATCTCGTGCCACCCCAGAACTCCATATACACACTCATCATCACAGATCGCAATCGTATTCGCCCCGCACCAATCATCGCCAAGAGTTTGTGCGGCACCCACAATCTCAGCCCAGAACTCATCCCCGTAGATGCTGCGGCGCTGGATACCCTCAATGTCTGCCACTGTCCCAGGTCGCCACATTAGATCTTCGCCCGATCTGACCAATCCAGCCGGCCCATCATCGCGGTTATAAACAACGGGAACGGAGTATCGTGAACCACAGTAAAGGCTCCTTCCAACTCATTCTCCCCATCGTACTCCACTCGCTTGAGTCCTGTGTACAGAGGAACCGGAACCCCTACAGGGTCACTTGGGGAACCAAACTTGATCTCACTTAACGGCCCCGCAGAGCTACCAAACTGACCACCGTGCGAGTTTGCCATCCGTAAGTAAATATCAAGCCACTTCTTCGGAAGTCCTTGCAGCGTTGTTCCACTCTCAAAAATGACTTCCATTGGAAGGGAGTCGTAGCGCGCCTCGAACTTCAAACCGACTACTACTTTTGAAGCAGGCTTCGCCAGAGTTATCGTTCCTGCACAGACAGTATGAGTTCCAACATCTATACCATCTGCCAAAACCTCTACCGTGTCGCACCCTAGATGCTCCAAGCCATAAACTACAGTTGTAGCTGCTGGATATTTCAACCGCGTCAACGTAGCGATTTCAGTATTGTCGGGAACAGCTACCCGATACGAAAAAGCTATCTGTGTTCCATCGGGGGACCAAGTAGGGGTCAGACCACCATCGGCTGTAATTCTTGTTTGATTGGAGCCGTCTATGTCCATCATATACAGCTCAAGAGTTACATCTCGATATGACTGGAATGCTATCTGTGTACCGTCAGGAGAGAACAAGGGTGCGAAGTTGGTGTCGTCAACTGCTCCATTCGTGAGGTTGACTCTGCCCGTACCATCTGAAGCCATAAGGAAAATGTCCTGAACATCTTCCCCATCAGACGCAAAAGCAATCAAGGTTCCATCTGGCGACCAAGCAGGCGACTCACTGTCTTGGAGCAGATCGCTTGTAAGGCTTGTCGCGTTTGTGCCATCTACATCCATCACATAGATTTGATTGTATGGATCGAGCTCTCTGTAGAATGCAATTTGAGTTCCATCAGGGGACCAAAACGGTTCAAAGTCTTCCTCTGAACTGGAGTTAAGCCGAGTTTGTCCAGTACCGTCCGCATTCATTACATAGATTTGAGAGTTGCTATCTCTATCAGAATGGAAAGCGATCTTCAGACCATCGGGCGACCACTTCGGCGCACCGTCAGCGAAAGCATTGTTTGTGAGTCGGGTCTGATTGGAACCATCTGCATTCATCACATAGATTTGATCGTCGCCATGTCTGTCCGTATCAAAAACAATCTTCGTACCATCTGGCGACCACGAGGGATACTTGTCATCACCAGAAGAACTGTTCGTAAGATTGGTCAGGGTTGACGTATCAAACAAGCCATCCCCTGCACCTTCCGTACTCTCAAAAGCGTAACCAGTGGTACGGAATGTAAAAGAATCCATGAACTTGCTGTCAGCAACTTCTTCTGAATCAAATACAGGTCGTGCAAGTTTCTCAATATGTCGAACTGTCTCACCACCTATCGTGCGCCGTACACAGATATAGAGATCATCCAGTGACTTCGTAGAGCCGGAATCTGGAACCACTGTGATGTCATCAATGAAACCATCACCACCCAACTCATGCCGGCACCAGGCGATGATGCCATTCTCAAGATCCAACGTGCAGGACCAGAGCTTCCCATCCGTCTTCAATACCCACAGAACCCCATACGGACTTTCCTGATAAGCCATCGTCTTCACGGCATACTCATCGGAAAGCACATGGTCTGCATAAAGGCTGAGGTTGGTAAACTTGATACCTCGAGCCCGGTCATTCGTTACAGCACTGATATGGGTCTGGGCAGCATTCACCATCACAAGTGAGTCATTGCTCCAGACAGGTTTCACGGGAGCAACTGCACGTCGATCCAAAGGTTTGGCGTTGGCGCCGGCTGGCGTGATCGCCTCCAACTGGGAACTACCAATGAGCTCCAGCAAACCACCCGTTGTTCCATAAAACGCGGTGGTCGAAGCCTCCAACCACAGGATCTCGCGAACTCGATTCCCTGCACCACCCAACTCGTAACTGAAACCCGACTCGTCAAGAACACCACGAGCAGGCCATCCATCATCGTAAGTACGAGTACCGATGGTGCCAATGGTGGTAATGCTATCAGGAGAGAAGTTCCGAAACGCGCCAATTTCTGAAACCCAGAACCGATGTGGCGCATCGTATTGATTGGCAGTCACTAACCTCTGCTCTACAAAAGTAGCTGTTTTAGGCCAACCTTCTTTTGCGCCCCAGGCACCCAGCCTCCACCGATCTGATTCGTTATACCATTTGAGTAGATCCGTACTATGTTCTTTTCGGTATCGAGGCTGTATGTCTGCTCGCCATTGAGCAGTTTTTGTTTTGTCATCTCCTCCAGAAATGAACGTCGTTCCTGTTTCTGGACCCATTACAACGGCAATATCCCCGTTGATTTCCTCAAGATAGAACCGCGTCGTACTGACATATCGCACACGGTATTCCACACCCTGCAACAAACCTTCCGGTGGATTACCTGGGGCGCTGTACAAACCAAAGTTTACTTCACGATCTAAGTAGTTATGAGCTGTAAGAACAGGTAGACCAGTAATGGTTCCATCGGTCTTATTGTAGGTATCAAACAAATTCCCAGTGCAACGATGCCCCCGTATCACACCCGGTTCAGCTGCAATCGTTACAGCGGTTCCACTGGGAGTCAGTGATACTTGGAAGGTGTTAGTCGTTTTGTTTACAACGTAGTACGGAGTTCGCTCCACGAGTCCAGCAGGTAAAGGAAGCGCGCCACTCTTGAAAAACACAACATCACCATCGCTGTGTCCGTGTGCATTGATAGTAATGGTATTCGCTACGGCCTCATTCCATAGACCTGTATTCGCAAGGACCATCTGTTTTTGTATCTGTAAAGCTGCTGTGGCACCCGCATGATCGCCTAACCCTACGATATGCCCCACGATCCAAACATTAGTGCCTGCTGCATCCTCGTAAGCCCTGCGGAAAACTTTGCCAACGTCCGTGCCGACAAAATACGGAACTGACATTGTAAGAGTCGTTACATCGTTAGGTACTCCTTTCACTAACCTACGGGTTTCATCTGTATTGTCGCATGTGACCTCGATGTACCCACTATCCTGAAGCGCACCGTACGGCCCATCTTCAATTTCCATTGGGTTGAAAGTGAAACTGGCTACATCGCCGCGCCTCAACTCCATCGGAGGATAATCACCGTGGAAGAAGTACATCAAATCTATCGTTTGGGTGTAATCCAAGTCTTGCACTTCGGCCAATGACCAGGGTGTATCCAACTCCACTGGAGCTGTATGGGAAGGGGTGATCGTTTGAAACCCGTACTCAGCATTGTCAATGTCCACTAAGGTTCCGTACAAGTCTGTTGCACTTGTAGCCAAACGGAACGTGTCTCTGAGACACTCTCTCTCAGGAACCATAAACATATTGAACCTTGGGGTTCCTCCTGTTACGCCTGTTCCACCCTCTCTTGTATCTATCAACTGAAATTCGGTAGCACTTAGGTTTGTAGTAGCCACAAAAACAGGTGCGCGTGTAACAAGAGCTTCAATCGCCCCGGAACCGTAGTAATCAGCGAACACTCTGTAAGGCCCACAATGTTCAGAGAGTCCATGTGAAGTACCTAACACAGTAGCTTTTTCAGCAAGGTCAAACGCGAAACGCTGAGGCTTGTCCAACACCACGTAATACTCGGTATCCAACGCAGGGTCTGTCGAAGCTCCCGTAGGCAGGGCACCTGTTGTAGATGTGAACTTCACAGGTTGACCGTGATAGAACCCATGTTCGGGATACACAAACACCGCACTCGAGGTCGAACTACCTGTTGAAAACGTGGCACCTGGATGAATGTCTGTGGAATCTATATCAATGGGCGCATAGTTCAGTAGGGCGCCATCTTTCCAGAAACGCATCTTGTAATCAGTGAGCTCTATGACGTAAGCGTCTCCCCTTGTCGGAACAAAGGGAATCAGCCGCGACCCGGACGAGTTGCTATAGGCATCGCCCAGATGCTCAAATCCAGAACGCTTAATCAAGCCGCCGGCATCCGTAACAAGGAAATTCTTGAAAAGCCGTCCACCGGCCAGGACCGACTCTAGGTCGGTACGGCCTTCCATTCTTGGACTGACTTCACCTCCATGAAAGGAGTTGCGGATAATCTGCGCATCGCGCGATTGTCGGCTGCTAGCCACGGTCTACCTCGCACGGTCCCAACGTGATGTGACAAAGTTTTTGCCACTCCCTTGCACACTATCCGCGTGGCGTGCTTTCCCTTTTACGTCTCTGTACTTCTCGCCTGCAATTTCACGGTGCGTGGAAGTAGCACGCAGGGGCTCGGACCACTCGTATTCGCAGCGGGCCACAAGCGCATCAATGAAAATTGCATCCCAGCTCGCTACAACAAGATTCTCCCAGCTATACCGAATGTTGATAGACGTTTCGCCTGTATCCACCACGATGTTGGTAAGGATGATGTCGCCCTCACGGGTCCAATCCTCACCATCTGCGTCCGACTCTCCCTCTACATTCCAGATAGAGAGACAATCACTCGGCAATGTATAAGCTGCCGTCCAACCGAAGGTGCCAGCAGGTAGCGTGGCATTCGGCGCCGCAGCGTACTTGGTTGCAAAATTCCATGAGAAGCTCGCCATCTCCGATTCCCGAAGTTGCGCAAAGGTGCGCTTGGCGAGTCGTGCGGTTTCGGTGTCGTCATCGAGAGAAGACAAGGGACGCTGGCCCAACAGACCCAACGTCATATTGACAACTTCAATCTCGGAGGTGAGCGCAGATGATGTACTCATGTCACCTCCGATAGTAGCCGGGACAGAATCAACTGCCCCGGCTACACCTCAGACACCTTGGACCGTGCTAGGCATTCGCAAGATAATCGAGCTTCATGATGATCGTACCTGCTACCGCAGCAGGATTTGAGATCAACGTAAGAGCGATTAGACCTTCCGTTCCATCGTTCGGCGCGTCTGTATCTCCACACAAAGCGTGAAGCGTTTGACCCCGAGCGGTAACTGTGAGAGCCGCCGCATTCAATAGCGGAACCCCCGCATCTGCTGTTACGGCTGCGGAATCGTAGTCATCATCGAACAAATCGACATCCTTCACAGCTCCAACAATGTTAGCGCCGTCGCTGCTGTAGACACCAATGTCGTAGTCGAAGTCTGCCCCTAGTGCGGTAGTCCAAAGAGTCAACTGCCAGATACGAGCCGTCCAAGGGATTCGCATCATCGCAATCACATCACTAGTATTGATGTCTTCGTCTGTAGTGAGCGTCACTTTCGCAAACTGTGAAAGCAAATGGCCGCTGTTGCCTGCCGGAGCATGAAAACCGGCAGTCGCAACGGCACTCACCGTATTTGAAAGAGAATCACTGAAGTAGTTCGCCATGATAGCTCTCCTACGTGCTGGTTACGGTTTCGTTACAAATGATCTTAACGACACCAGTTTCATTCATGCGAGTCGCACCAAGACGCTCACGCCAGTAGATCTGATGGGCATAGTTCAGATCATCTCGAATGCTGGACTTCGCCATCGGCTCGAGTCCCATACCTAGAAGCATGGAATTCTCAGTCCAAGCTGCGCACTCTCGCGTAGCTTCAGCCCCACCCAGTTTTTCATACCGCTTGAAAGTGAAACCCATGTACGTGTCGATACTGCCAAGGGCCAACGCCTTGATTTCACTGGTATCGATGGACTGGATTTCGGATTCCGCCAGAAGCCCTTTCGCCAGGCACTTAGCAGTTGCGGCAATGTACCGCGTGTCATCCTCGTCGTTCTCGTTCTCATCCAGTGTAACTTTGGTAAGAAGGAGTTTTTCGATAGTCAGGTTGGATGTACCAACGGGGATGTTGAAGTCGCTTGACGCTGGGAAATCGACTCCAGTTGTTCCGTTCTCGCCAGTGTAAGCCGTTGCGAAGAAGGCTGCGGAAAGAACCGCATCCATCTTGCGCGCAGAACCTCGCTGGAAAGCCACACCGACCGGCCCCGCCGGATCGTTCAGAACCTCATCGACATCATCTTCATCGATGAGCTCCGAACCCGCGTATCGTGTGCTGAAGACTGCGCGCCGTGCGCGGTCTACAGGAGTGAGCGGGGTAGTGGCATGTCGGCCCGTAACTTCCACCAGCTCTACAGGTAGATACTGATCGAATGTAGCGAGCTTGCCTTTGACGGTTTCAACCCGCACAGAGTCACGGAATCGCGACACTTTCTGCTGTGCGAGATGCTGAACACCAGACATCCAACTGATGATTCGATGAGTTTCAATCGAATTTACATCGGGCATAATAGTCCCTCAGAGTGAAAAGAATCACTAAAAGGGGTATCGGAACATCCGGCCCTGTTACCGCTCAGGGCGCGCGAATGCGCGGTATCCGTCTGCGACCGTACAGCAAGCCAAAAAATACAGATTATTAGCGTGGGCGCAAGACTAGGGCGTCTCAGTAGGGGGTCTGGCGTAGGAATTGAGCTGCTGCCACCGCTCCGCAGCCGCCTTGTGTCCAGGGTCTTTGCGATCCCCAAACGACCGATTGAACTCGGGATCGCCCTTGAGCTTCTCGAGTTCCTTCTGAGCCTGCTTCGGGGTCATTCCAAAGCCCTGACCCGCAGGCCGGCCCTCGGGAGGAGACTCCTCGTGGAGCTGCTTGCCGTAGGCCACCATCGCCCGTATGTAGGGCATGTGGTCAGAAAGCCTCGTTCCATCTGCCAGATGCAGCTCAGAGATTTCTCCAGCCGCATCCCCAAAGATTGCCGTAACTGCTCGGTTTCCTACATCTAAAGCTGCGTCCTTCTCCAGCCCATACTCCGTACTAAGGGCTGTTTGAGTAGCTTCGTATCCCTGCATCTCTCGTGCAGCCAGCATCTCTGTCGCAGCCGTCGCTTCGCCCAGGTAAGGGACCATCACCGCTTCAAACATCTCCTGTGAGGCGCCGGCCTTGTGCATCGCATCAATCATGCGCATCGCAAACCCATCATCCCAACCTACCTCTGGAACTGTCACACCTTCCGGCAGCTTGTAGTCCCCCGCACCTTCAGGACGAATCCCCACTTCATCGTGGAAGCGTTGGACATCCTCGGGATTGTCGTAGTCGGGTTTGACGATCTTCTCAGCGCCCACCATACCCACAAGCGAGGCTATGCCTTTCGCTGCATCTTCGGCTGTCTTGTACTTCGTAACAGATGGATTGGCTTTGAGGCTTTCATCCGAAAAGCTGTCGTACCAATTCGGCGAATCCGCAGCAGGAACCCCCAAGCCTGATCCCTCCACAGAATCAGAACCCTCATTTCCCGCTGCGGACATGAATCGCCTCTGTTCCCAGATACCCATCATCACTCCATCTCATCGTCGAGGGCTCTCGCCTCTTCGACTGTTCGTTCGATATAAGAAATGAGGTCACGCGCCCCATTCAAGTATGCCATCTGTATCGCGTCTACACGACCTGTCTTATCCGTAGGAAGTTGATCGTTTCCATAAGCGCAACGTCTTTTTAGATTATTGAGAACCGCATCATTGAACTCATCATGCTCTTCAAAAGTATTCGCGAAGGCTGCAAGGAGTAGGAGGTGAGCACGTTTTTGGTCGGGCGTAAGATGTTCTGTACTCACGCAACCGCCTGTTCATCTGTCATTCCTTGTTCAAGCATCGGTGCAAGTTTGGAAACCTGATCGATTCCTTCTTTCATCTGCTGGGCTTCTTGTGCTTCCTGCTGTTGTTGCGCCCGCATCTCTCGTACCTGTTGAACAAACTGTGCCGACCTTTGCATTCGCGGGTCCACGCCATGAGCAGACGCAATCGTTTGTGCCGCAAAGTCTGCATCGTAATTATCAAATACATCAGGCCGCTGCGCTGCAATCGGTCCCAGATCCGAGAAGGCACCCACCACAGCACGCGCCTCCGTAATCTTCTGGGCACGAATAGCCGGCGAAAGATACTCAACCCGCACATTCACATTCTTGTTCCGAAGGATTTCAGGACGTCTCGGAATCATACCCGACCGTTCCATAATATCCAGCGTCCGAGTAAGCAAAGGATCAATCCATTCGTTTGTTATGCGAGACAGTTGCGGAACTAACAAGCGGCTTACCGCCTCCTCAATACCCGCAAACTGAGCTGCACTCATCTCTGGACTTGTCGGCACCTGTATCAAGTGGTTCAGGAAATGCGTGCGAACTGAGTTCTGTGTGTTCGTCAACATTTCGATGGAGAGCCCAGTGTCTCCCTGATTCATAAAGGGACGTACCGCATCCGAAGTGAACAAACCCGGCTCATAGTAGTTCATGGCGTTGGGCTCGAGGTTGACACCACCCATCACCAACTCATGCGGCGCCAACACGGGAGGCTCTGCGTTGCGCTCGGCCACCTTGATGATTGATTCTTTCATGCGGTTCAGCATCTTGGCATCGGAAAGCGCCGTGAATCCGGGGCAACGTCCGTAAGTCTCACCCGGATCAGTATCCCATCGGGCTACCTGCCACGGGTTTGTAAAGAACCCCGTCTCACTGAGGACGAGTTCCCTTTCGGCCAGGACGTAAACGCAACGAAACTCTCGGCTACTTTTTGGATTGTCCGCTTCGCGTGAGGGATGACAGCATTGAGTGATGTCCCATTCCGCTTCGGGATCTTTCTCTAGTTCGCTCTGCACACGTAGCTTACTAACCGGTCCCCATCGTTCAAGGATGTGTCGTGCCTTGCACTTGTAAGTGCGGAAGGTGCGTTCGGGTTTTCCGTACATCGAAACATCGACATCCAGCTGCTGTAACGGAACCGCTGTAAACAAAGGTCCATGCCCAGCCAGGTCTTCGACATAGGTACTCATCGTTCCGAAGAACACAATTTCCAAAAGAGCTTCCGAAGCCGCCTGTGCAAAGCCAAAGCGAGAATCACTCAACACATACTCAAGTCGATTGTCTGCGTAGTCACACCACAGATCGACTTCTTCAATCTGTCGCAACTCTTCTGGATCTACGGTGATACGGCGCCACCGTGTTGCCGGCGAAACCAGAATGCCATTGACCGCCCCGGCCAACATATTCCCACTCATCAGGGCGGTGGTGTCATAAAGCTGCTTCATCCGGTTTTCACCGGGTTGCCAGCTAGTTGTGAAAGTGCGACGACCTACCAAGTTGTCGGCAATGTCCTGCCACGTAGAGGTGAAGGTGTGCTTCTCGTTGGCGACTTTGCTTGTTGCTTCCAGAATATCTTTAGCTGAGTCAAGCATTGCGATTCCCCAAACGAGCTCCAACTTTACGATTACGCGAGCCGGTTACGATACGTGTATCGTATGACGCCAGCTTCTTTTGACGTTGTTCTTCTGCACGCTGGGTTTTCGATGCCACAACTTTATTGGATACACCTGGAACATCTGGCAAAAAGGCGCCCGCAGCAGTAGCAATCCCTGTACCTAACGTCGCCAGCTTACCCACTTGTCCAACGCGTTGACCCACCGCTGCAGCAGTCGTGTACTCCGCAGGCACTCGAGCTGCTCCTGCTACAGCGGGACTAACCACCTGCGTAACATCTCCACCCATGAATCCAGGCACACTTCCAATAACCGCTTTCTGAGCCACCACAGCCGGAACTGCTTCTTTAACCAACCCAGAAGTTGTATCTCCAGTAAACCCACCCAGAAACTCACCCGCCGGTTCAAGCACAGGAGCTAACCACTCTTTTGTACCGGTAACAGCCGCAGACACAACATCAACGGCAGGCTGAACTGCTGACTGCGCCGAAGTCGCTGCGGCAGCTAGTTGTGCCATCAACTCTGGGTACTGATAGGGATGTTGTCTATTCCAAAACTGCATATCAACCCGTCTTCCGCGCCAAATAGCCGCCGCCTGTCTTCTTCCGGGGCGCTGTGGCTACTTTCGTTCCTGTCTTTTGGGAACGCTTCTCCGAAGTAGAGGTCTGCGATTGTGCAAATTTTTGTGCGCCTGTTTTCTTTTTGGGGAGTTTCATGGGTGCGCCAGGTCCTTTGATGGCGTCATCGATAGTTCCAGCCGAAGTGGCTGCCATACCCCCGACATAACCAAGCCCGGTCCCAACAGTTGTCCCAGCACTACCCGCAAGGGCACCACCAAGGGCGCCACCAATATGCCCACCGACCGCAGAAGGCACCGCTGCTACTCCAGCCAGCCCGCCGAGTCCACCTCCAACTGCACTACCGATTGTCGCACCCGTTGTACCCCCGATGGCTCCACCCAAACCACCACCGATAGCACCACCAAGCGAAGCACCCGTCGAGACAGCCCCGGCAGCGGCACCTACAGTAGAACCAACAGCAGTAGCAAGCG